AAAGCTTTAGGGTGGTCTACACTAAGGTACGCACAGTTATAGCCTGCTATATTACTAAGCTTTAAGGCTTTACCTGCTGTCATTAGTGCTCTCATGCTTGGCATTACATCTAAATTGAATACGGCTTCCTCTAGTATCTTTCTAGTTACAGAGTCTAGCTCATGACCAGTATTTTCTTTTAAGTGTTCTTCCATGAAATCAAAGTAACGTGCTACTGTTTCTTTCCACGTCTCTCTACGGTTCTTCTCAGGTAACCATCTTGCATACCTACTAAGAGCAATGAAGTTTTGATAATCATTTGGTAGTGTATCTCTTTTTGTTTTCATATTAAAGTTCTCCTAACTTCTTGTGGAGGTACAAACTTAACTGCACCTATATTTTTGTTATAGTATTCATCTGATTCTAATGCTCGTTTATCCATGAGGAGTCTAGCTTCAGCGTAATGTATGGATGCACTACTCTTGTACTGCTCCATAATACAAAACACAAAGTTATCCTTGCCTTGTTCAGATATATGTTCATTAAAACTTTTAGATGACCCTGTGTACTTCTTCCAGTCGGATTCTAACCAGCAGTCGTCTCGCCACTTGTCAGAACCTTTATCCCTAATAGGGTTCCTTAGAGATCGTTTCTTAGGTGGTGCCATCTTCCAATATGTTTTTCTACCGATATATTTCTTATTAGTAGTCAAACAAGTTATCATATAAACAAAACCTATATTGGTTTCAGGGTCTGGAACTAACCCTGTCCAATGGCTAGCATTTACGGACACTAGCTTTTCCCTTGTCAGTTATCTTAACAAGAGCTCCGTTACCTCTACGAGACTGTCCATCAGCTAATTCGATTAGCTTTTCTTTAGCACCCGTGAGTAAGTAATTTGCTTTATCTGCTCTTTCTTTTGCTTCTATATATTCATAAGCAGCTGTATTCCATTCATCAGAGTCTTCTACTACTACATCTGTTATAGCAGGCTCTGGTATTCCTTTGAAGTATTCTTTCCAACCTTCTAGTAATTGTTTAGTCAGGCGTTTACCTAGCTTAAACTCTCTGTATAATCCTTGCTTGCTGTGTGCACAATATACCCAGAAGTGGCACACTTTTACCTCAGCTAATAGCATCTGCTGAGTCATTTGTAATTGATACTGTATGGGTAGGTCTTCGCCCAATAACATAGTATTCCATAGCGGAGATTCATTACCTTTTAAGGGGCATTTGATTTCTAGTATAGAATTACCTGTTAATACTTCTTTACCGTCTAATGATGCCATTAGTGGCATGCCTTCTATCTCGTTAGCTATACAGCATGGCTCATATAACTTATTAAATTCGTTCTGAAATGCTTCTCTTGCTTCTTGTTCATAGTGATTACCGTGTTGCATAGCAAAGTTCATCTTAACTTTTAAATCACCTGTCTTTAATTGATATAGTTCATATCTATTCTTAGGGCTCCACGGAGATACCTCACAAGCTGACGCTGCTTCACTAGCAGTACCATAGTCTTTTCTAATCTTTAACCATTCTTCACTACCTTGTGGTAGCTCTTCGTCTGTGTACATTATCTTCATTCTAACTCCTATTTATTTCGTAAGTGTATGGTGATAAAACAATTCGATCTGATAGCAAATCAAAGGTGCTTTCTCTTTCATAGGCTTCTTCTTCGTTGTATTCAAAGTTATCTATGAACTGTTCTAAATGAACTAGCTCATGATTAAGTGTGTAACAAAACTCTCTGTGTAATGCAGCAAGTCCTAGCTCATCAAAAAATAATTCATCTCTTTCATTGTTTACTACAAAAGATATTTCAATAGGGAAGTCTAAGTCTTCTCCGTCACACCACCCTGCTATAAATAAATTTCCAGGGTCTACTGTCTTATCTTCTCTTACATTTAAATCTATTCTTTCATCTTGCAAGATTGCTCTGTAATGTCTTGCTATCTCTTCCGCTAACATGTTGTCTCCTAGTGAATGTCTAACCAGTTCTCTCCTATCTTACTAGAACCATCCATTCTACATTCAAATCCTAGTAACTTACCTGCTTCAGTAGCAGTCTCTTCCAGAATTATAGCTAGTTTTTCTGAGTGTAGGGGATTACATTCAAAGTTTTGTTCATCATGCATTACGGTTAACAACTTACAATCTATATTTTCTTCTCTTATTTTCTTATCTGATAACACCATCCAGTTCTTTGTAAGAATAGCTTCGTTACCTTGTAACAGGTAATTAAGTACCTTATGTTTACTATTTACTAGTATCTTTCTACCGTCTTGAGCGATGATATATTTGTTTCCACTACGCTCAAATTGATTTTCAAGCCTATCTTTTAGGCTACCTAATGCGGGTAGTCCTCTAAGGAATTTAGCTTTTAAGTCTTTAGCTTCTGACGTGCTTATGTTTAAATCACCAGCAGTTTTTTGGTCGCCTGCTCCGAATAAGAAACCATATATAAATGTCTTAGCTAGTTTCCTGTTAGGTAAGCCTGCGATCCTTGCATTAACAGAATGTATGTCAGTACCTTCTTCTTCAGTACCATCAATAACAGTCTTGTTATAGTCAGGGTCTCCCATAGCTGCAGCCAGTAATCTTAACTGTGCTGAGGCTAAGTCGCAACCTACTAGTACTTTATTAGACGGTGCTATGAATAATCGTCTTAGTTCTTTACCGAATGTAGCATTAACAGACGGTACATTAACTAAGTTACGATGACGCATACGACCTGTTGCAGCACCTAGTGTCATTGGTATACATTCTAATCTGTTGTCTGGTCTTATTGTGTTTAACCAACCTGTCTTTCCTTTAACAGACTTGAGTGCGTTTCTTCTGTGGCTGTATACCATGTGTTTAGCTAAGTCTTGTCCTATAGTTCCTTCAATAGAATCAAAGCTATCTTCAGTTAACTTAGGTGAAGTCCTAACTGTCTTTCCATCCTCTACTTTACTGTTCCAAGTAGTAGGCTTCCAACCTTGCTTTAATAAGAAGTCTTTTATTATAGCGTGTTGTGTCATTGTAGGTTTGATAAAGGTTATACGAGAGTAATCACCACCTAGTCTACCTTCTCTGTTCATATAACCAAAGTCATAGCCCTCCCAGTATTTCTGTAGGTGAGCGTGTAGCTCTCCCTTCTTAGTATACTTAGGTGTTACTGTCTTTCCTATTGGATCAAGACGCTTTAATGTCATTGGTAATAGTGGCTCTATCTTACTAGCTAATTTATCTAACTCATTAGACAAGTACTCAAAGTATTCTTGTGCTAATTCAACATCCATTAACCAACCATTTTTAACCTGTTCAGCGCTAATCCTAGCTACTTCTTGTTCAATCTTAACAACACTTCCGGGTATCTTAGACACTTGGAACTCTTGTTTGAGCCTCACATATACTCTCTTATTTATCTCTACATCTTCTTTGCAACGGTGTAACATTGACTTCTCAAAGAACTCCCATTGCTCTTGTTTAGGTTTAGGTATTCCAAACCGTTCACCCCACTGTGCTAGACCGTGTCCTCCTCTATCAAAGTTAAGTAGCTGTGACAGTAGTAGGGTATCTAAAATCCTACCGTTGTATTTCCAACCCTTAACTTTTTCTAGTAAAGGAAAATCATAAGCATAAACATTATGACCGATAAGCATCTCTGCTCCTGCCATTATATTTAATGCAGCACTTATAGAACGATGTGTATCTAACTCGTCTGTAAAAGTCTCTGATTTACTTGCATTTAAACTATATAGTGTTATGCACCATATCTTATCAGCTTGATTGAGTAATCCATTAGCTTCTATATCGAATATATATTTCATACTACCTCCTTATTATTATTTATTATTCCTCAATAGTAAACTCATCAGCCCTTGCTTTAGTGTTAGCTAGTCTGCCTGTTGTTTCGTTGTACTTAGCAGAGCCTGCGTAACCTGTTTTGCCTGTGAATCTATTCTTGAGTACGCTTATTCTTACTTGGTTTCTCTCGTCCTCTGTTTCAGCGTATTTATTTCTAGAGAACGCTATAATCTGAAAGGCTATCTGCTTAAGTGAGCCAGAACCTTTAAGACTATCTTCTGTAACATCAGCACCTTCCTCATAAGAGATAGAGCCTATGCCTGTCTTTCTTAAGTGAGATACTACACCAACCCATACATCAAACTTCTTACATAACTTAAGTAAGTCTGACATGACTCGATCCATACCTCTATTAATATCACCTTCAACTTCACTAACAGCAATGGTAATGTGGTCTAAGTAAATAAACTTACAGCCTGTTGCTGCAAGATATTCTATCTTATCCATTAAGCTGTTGTCTGCTAAAGAACCTTGATGGTCTAGTAAAGTAAATCTACCGTTACCTGCTACTGTTTCCCAAGCGTCTTTACCTTCTTTACCTTTCCTGTCGAAGGGGGTATCTGGAAGGTTAATTCGTTTGTTTAAGTGTAGACCAATAATCCCGTCTAGAGTTTCTTTAACTGACTCTTCAAGTGATACAATACCTATCTGATGTTTTGTTGTTGTAAGCAAGTGATAGATATCTTCTTTAATAAAGCTTGACTTACCTGTACCTGTACCTGCAGTAAAGATAGTTAACTCACCTGTTCTTCTACCGTAAGTCAGTGTGTTTACATCACAAAAGCAAGAGGGGTACGGTACGCTGTCTTCTCGCATATCTTTACTGAACTCTTCCCATGTGGATGCACTGTTAATAATACCTGCAGGGCTATACTCTTGTGCCCTCCATACAGCATCATCTAATTCTCGTAGATGACTACTAGTTAAATAGTCTGATGCGTCTTTACCATACCTACCAAGCTCTGCTATCTTAGCCTTGCCTGTTCTAACTAACTTGGCACAGTCAGAAGCAGCGTTCTTGCCTACCTCATCTGCATCGAACATAAATATTACTTCCTCAAATGAGTTGATCCAGTCTAGGTTAGCAGCTATCTGTTTCTTAGCTCCTCCTACACCGTTAGTAATAGATACAACAGGGTATTCGTTGTTTTTATTAGAATACATTTGTTGTACTGACATAGCATCTAACTCGCCTTCAGTTATTACTAACTTCTTAGCTCCTTGTTGGAATAAAGATTGACCGAACAACTGTACGTCATTCTTAGTGTCACCAATAGCTATAAACTTCTTTGTAGCTACTTCTCTTCTTGAGTAACCTACTACCTTGTTATCTCTAGTTGTAGGGTAGTAGTGATACTGTATGGTAGCACCGTCTTCTTCACTATAACCTATTTTAACACCGTATTTATCGGTAACATTTTTAGTTATAGAACGCTCTTTGAATCCTCTTACGGGGTATTCATTTACTTCTTGCACTGTTTCTAGTGGCATTTTATTCTCCTTCTCTTTTATTATTAATTCTCTAAATGCTGCTTCATGTTTTATTAAATCAGTATTAACAGCATAGTCTCCACATCCAAAACAATAAGCAGATAACTCACCGTCATCGTGCTCATATGTTGCTTTGTTATCTTTAGATCCACACGCTTGGCATGGTCCGTGATGTTTAAGTGTACCTTGTGTCCTCATCTTTCCTCCTTAGTTCTTCTTTTAATATTTCTATTTCTTCTTTTAACGCATCATTTTCTTTCTTTAAAGTCCTGTTAATTCTTAGGGCTTCATCGTTAAAGTGTTTATTATTATTTGGGTTTACCATTACTCCTCCTTAGTTATAAATCTTGTTAATGAACATGCTAAGGCGTATAAGGTAGGCTCTGTCCACGATGTAGGCGACCAATGTTTATTTGGATAATGCCCCCATAGTTTCATAAAGCTTTCCTTACAGCCTGTAGCACCTAAATTATTATGATGATACAGCGCACTTAGTGTAGCCATCTTAAGTTCAAGCGCTGTGAAGGTGGGTTCACCCCCAACCATCCTGTTAAGACAGTTAGGGTCTTTGAGAGTTTTTTCTGTCACTAACTCTGCTTCTGCTCTTAAAGCTTCTGCCATAGTTTCGTGGTGACTTAGTATAGTTCTCTTCCACCTTGTTTTACTAGCATTATACTTCTCTAAAAAGCTAGTGCTAGACGCTATATAGTCGTCTGTCTCTTCGCCTTCATGTACACCTATATAATACTCTTTGTTATCTCGGTTAGTCCATTTATAAAGGAATGCCGTCATCATCTAATTCTCCTAGTGGTTTGCCTTCTACTTCAGCTAATTTAGTGTAGTAGTCTTTGTTTGCTTTGTAATTACTATATTTTTCATTAGCTTCTTTCATTGTATCTACATTCCAACGCTCCATAAAGCTCTCTATAGGTTCGTCAAGCCAATCGACTTGTTCCGCTTGACCGAAGTCTAGTGGTGTCCTACCTTTGAGAACATTAATACGCATACGAATGTAATCAATAGCTTTCTTTAAGTCATCTATTTCTTTTTCTTTACTAGACATATTAGTGCCTTCTTTATGACCTGCTCTTGACAGATACTTAACTGTATTCCACAATAGAAAGTCTAATCCCCAAGCATGAGATACCTCTGCTGGTTGATGGTGGTCTGGTAGTCTGTTATAGTGCTTACCGCCTATATAGTCTCCTTTACCTGACATCGCTTGATTAGGTGACATCTCTTCTGGGGCATATCGATACGGATTGCCAAAGATTTTCTTAGCATCTGCTCTAATTTGTCCTAGTGGTTTCTTGTGGTATGGTACTTTTTTAGACATAGTGTCCTCCTTATTATGATTGAAAATAAAAACCCCTCTTTCGAGGGGCATTAGCTGGATAGCGCTTAAAATACTTCGTCTTCAGTTTCTAAAGCAACTTCTGGTTGCTCTTCGATTTCAAACTCAGTAACACCATTACCCGAATACTCTACTAAGTCTGTGACTTGTATTGCAGTCAAGATGGCTTTAACTCCTGAGCGTCCTGCCATATCCCACTCGAAAGTAGTATACTGTACATTAGCTTTAGAGCCATTGCCAACGATAAGTGGATCGACATCATTACCGTGCTTATCAATTACTTTAATTGCTTGGGCAGGGTTGCCGTCACGCTTAATGCAATTCTTAGTAAGCTTAATAAATTTCTTTCCATCATCATTGGTTCTTTCTTTAGTAGCGTGTTTGGCTTTAACCCAGTCACCTGATTGCTTGTCAGAACAGATACAGTCTACTGACCACTCCTTTTCTTCTGAGCCATACTTAGTACCTGCGTTTTCACCTACTTTACACCACATTAGTTCTACGTTATTTAGTAACATATCTTACTCCTAGTTATTATTATAAAAAACCGGAT